TGTGTAAGTGAATTGGAAGTATGAACCTGATGCAGTTGCGTTAGCACCTTTGAAAGCCCAAAAACTATATTTACCTACTGTTGTTGCGGTAGGCGCACCTGCCGCAAATCCGCTGTTTGCTACGTCAGTTGGAGTAACAGTTGGTGCAATTCTCATTGCAACGGGGTATGTATAAGTGCCATAATAGTTTGTTGCGTTAGTTGTATTTCCGCCCCAGATTGCAGCGGTGTCTGCCGCGTAGTAATACCTCTGGCACGCAGCCAATTCACCTTGTTTAGTTCCGGTTGCGGTTTGGAAGGGTGAAGCAACTGAAGATTCTTCAATCTGAACGCCCCAAATATCAACCGTAATTGACGCGCCCATTGCTGAACCGAATTCATAGTTGATTGCTAGAAAACTGCTAGTGCCAATAGTTTTGCCAGCAATAGAAGGAAGCGCAACAGTTACGGTAAATCGTTGCCAAGAAGTTGTTAAAGAAGTTGATGAATTGACTGTGGCTACTGTGGCTGAACCACCTGATCCAAAGTTCTGTTCAAAATAAGTTGCGCCAAGTGTTACTGCTGAAGATGCCTTAGCCCAATAAGAAAAAGTAACTGTCTGTCCAGCAGAAGTTCTAACATCTTCAATCTTTTGAATTAAATAGTCAGATGACGCACCAGTTGTGCGTGAATAACGTAAAAAGAATTGTCCTTCATATCCTGCGACTGGAGCAGTTCCTGGTGTGAAAGTCTGCTGGCTAACTGTCGCAGTATTGTTACGAGATAATAACCATCGGTCTGCTGTGTAACCTGTTGCAGTAAAAGAGGTTCCGCGTTGCCACACACCAAAATCGCCGTTAATAATTGCGTTCTTGCCAGCGGCATATTGAGCAGATTCAAGCAGGTTAACTGTGCCTGAAAGGTCGTTCATATTTGTTGCGGATAAAACATCGCCTGTGGCGTAGTTCACCTTTGTTGGAAAACCGACTGGCATAATTGCTCCTTAGTAAGACAGAACGGAAGTTCCAAGAATTCCGTATAGGGTAGAGTTTAGCAAAAATCCATCAACAATGGGTTCACTTGTGGTAAAAGTGGTGTTCCAAGTTGATGGGGTAATCTCGTGTTGAACGCCCATACATTGAAGGGTCTTTTCAATAATAGTGCCATCCTGAGCCACGTTCTTAATGGCGATGGTGTCAAAGAAATCTAGAGTCAAAGCAGCTGTGTCTCCAGCGGCATCGGTAGCGTTTAGATCAAGGGTAATAGCGTCAATCCGGATAGTGGTCTCAGCTCTAGTTGCCACGTATATCTTGGCTACATCTAGCACCTGAGCATCGGTCTGGAGCATAAGGTCTGTGTAGGTAATGGAGTGCGGGAAGTATTTAGTAATTGAATCAGCGTTAGATGCGGTCTGGGCTGTGCCGCCTGTGCGTGTAAAGGATGACTGGTTAATGATTAGTTTGTCATCAAAAGCAAAGACTATGTTCTTGTAGCCTATGCCTGAGCCGTCATTGGCAAAGTTAGTTGGATTCTGGCCTGACTTGCTCTGAATCGAAGCGCGAGAACGGAATTGAGCGTTACCGGATGGGTCAAAATAGAACGCACCTTGCTCACAGAATTCTAGGTTCTTAATGGCTTGCAAGGCTGTGCGAGATGAGCCTGGGTCTGCTAAGACTGTGGCTGACCCTGTATCTATGTTACGCATGGAAGTAGGCCAACCAACCTGGTTAAGCACATCTGTAACTCTGGCACTTGTAATCTGACCAGCACTTGTGCCAGCCACGCTAGTGATATTAGCCTGAGCGAATAGACGGAAAGCATCTACCAATTCAATATCTACAAACCCAATTTCCATGTCTTTTGGATAGGTGTAGTTATAGCTGATTGTGTAGCCTGAAAATAGGAATGAATCATTGCCAGCAATACGCATCTTGCGTAACGGAATCAACTTGCCAAAGTAAGGTGAAGCAGGGTTTTGTGGGTTCCACGCACCTGTCGGATCATAGACACGAACCGAGGCAGTTCCAGCCTGAAATTGGTCTTGTAATAGGTCATAGCCGCGTCTAATTTGTATGCGGCCTACTTGGCTTGATATATCAACAATATCGTTAGCGTTCTCGCCTAGACGGTCTGTGCCTAAAATTCCGTGTTCAGCATCGCCTAGAGTGAAGGAATAGCCAAAGATAGGGCCATTGCTAAAGTCAAAGAGAACGCTGACGGTAGGCAGGGTCATTATGAGCCGTAACTAAACACGCCGTTGCGGTTCACGGTTGAGGCAGCTCCATTGGCGTTTGCGCCTACTACGGCTGCGTTAATGCCATAGGCCGCAGCTGATGGGTCTATGAAAATGCGAAGTTCAGTAGCGGTTAAAGAGGAATCGTAAGTAGTTGGTTGCTTGAAAGGTTGTCCAAATCCGCTGTATCCGTAGAATGATGGCAGACCTAAAGGGTTTGCTGGGGTCTTAGGAATTTCAGGCATTACGGATGTTGGTGCTGTTGCAGTTGGAATTCCAACCTTAGGCGCACCAAGTTTAGCCAATTCATCTCTGAGTTGTTGAGCAGCTGCCAAAGCCGCTTTAAGCGCATCTGTAAAGCCACCAAGAGGATTAGTTGAAGATAGTTTCATTGCTGCAATCTGAGAGGCTAAAAGTTGTTGTGCTAGGTTGCCAGCTTGTTCTGTGTTGCCAAGAAGAATAGCCTGTTGCAATTTAAGGCGTAGGGTTTCATCCGCAGTTACCTTGCCCATAAGCGCAGCAGTATTCTGGATTAAATCCATGTTCATTACCATAGAGGATTGCTCTAATAACGCTTTGGCTTTTGCTAAGGCTGTTTGTTCTTTAAGTGCCTTAGTTTGTTTCTGTGCCAAAGCTGCCAATTCCTTTTGACGCTTGGCGGCAAGTTCATCGGCCTTTTTACGTGCCATAACAATCTTCATGCCTTGTGGGGTCATGTCTGGCATGTTGCCGGATCGTGGATCGTATGGTGTGTCTTTTATTCTTAGTTCGTTGCGTTTTCTATCTAATGCGCCAATAACACCAGCAAGCAAACCAATTCCACTATATTTGGCAATGGTTCCAAAACTGCGTGCCAAGTCAGCACCAAATCGTGCCATTGCTTCCATGTTGGCTACTGCCTGGTCAAGACTGCCGTTACCAAAAGCATTTATAAGGGCATCGGTTATGCCTTGTCCGATAACCTCTTTAGCATTGCCAGCAGCAATAGTTAGGGCGTTTAACTTAAAAGCATAACTTTCAGCAGCTAATGAAGCCTGACCTGAAAATGTTTTGTTAAGTAATGATTGAATTTCTTCAAATGATTTAGTGGCAAGTTCAGCCTGGGTAAGTCCTAAGTTGTATTTTCTAAGCCCTTTTAAGTTGCCTACGTAAGCCTGTGATAAGTCTTGAACTGTTGTGCTTAAATCAACGCCTGCACCTGCCGACGCATTAAGCGCGGTTGTAAGCAATTCTTTAGATTTAGTGTATGACTGTGTAACCTGCAATAACTTAGCCATTGCAGGGCGTAGAAGGTCATCGGCTACATGGAATGTTCTTTCAAGTCCCTGCACAAAGTTTTCTACGTTAGTTGATTCATAGGCTAAGCCTAAGTTTTCAACGGTTCTAGTTAATTTCTGCGCCGCTAAGTCATCTTCAGCAAAAGCCTTTAGAGATTGTGAAGCGTAACGGAAAGCCTTTTGTGCGCCAGCCAAACCAACATAAGCCTTTGCAAGAGTCTTAACTCCAGCCTGAAGTCCTAGAACATCTTTGTTGGCTTTGTTAAAGGCTGGTTTGCCTTTGTATTCAGCACCAATACCAACTACTAAATCAACTCTGGCCATTATGCAACCCGCCTATTCTTGAAATTCTTTGCTGCGTTTTCTAATGCTTTAATGACTGCCGCAGTTGCTTTGCCTTGATCCTTATTCCATGCAGCGAACATGGCACGACCTTCTAATCTGCCTTTGCCTTGCATAGGCCCTAAAGCCTGAGCAAAGTTTGGTCTGCTTGATTTTTTATTGCCAGGTGCGCGAACACCCGCACGCTCATAAATAGCACCAATAGCAGACTTGTTATGGATAGAAGCTGCATAAGAAAACCCACGATAATTAGGTTTGGTTGGTGTAGTTCTAAAACTAATACCACGCTTAGCAATCTTTGAATCCCAGGTAGGAAATCTTGCTTCGCTCATGGCTCTAGGCCGCCAGCCTGACAATGGACTAACGGAAGGAACTAAATTGCGAGCCTCTTTTACTATTGGCTTTAATGCTGAAGCCATTTCCTTTTGTGTCTCTTTGGCTAAATCAGGTTCAAAGTTACGCAGGGCGTAGCGCAGTTCTTTAGCGCCTTTTACCTGCGTTGCCATCCTTCATCTCCTTTGCCCTGTCTTTCATAGCCATCAAATAAGTCTTGAACATTCGCACATCCATATCTATAAAGGATTGTGCAGGAATTCCCGTCTCTAGGCTCATTCGTGCAATGAGGTAGTGAAGGGAATCCCTA